CACGCTTAACGCGACCGTCATACACATACAGCTCGTTTAGCCATTGAACACGGTTGTTCATTGCCTGAACGTCTTCCGCACCAGGCTTGCAGGGAATCATTGGATCAGGACGGTTCATCAGGCCAAGCGGTAGCAAGGTTGGGGTTGGCAACAGTCTCCATTACAGGTTTCCCTGCGATTGGGTTTGCGCTTTCGACGCCGTTATCGTCCGTGATCGTGTCAGGTTCGACAACGCCATTGCCTTCAGAGTCAGTCTGCTGGCGCGTGACCGTTACCGCACCAAACAACAACTCTTTTAAAGCTGCCACGTCAGAGCAAGCGTCAATTTCGGTCTGGCGCGTGTTGCAAGCAGTGCGCACTGCAGCCCGATACGTCTGCCACTTAGTTGGGTAGGCGCTTTTGGCAGCGCTGAAGCTGCTGTTGACCTCTAGCTCTTTGACAACGCGCCAATCAGATGGAGCAAGCAGGCTTGCCGCAATATCGTTCTGCGTGTTCTTCCACTGTGTCTTCAAGCCAGTTGTGGTGTTGCCGTCGTCATCGGTAACGTCATCAAGCTGCTTGGGATTATCGACGCCCCAGTAAAACCGCTGGTCATAGACCGCATCAGAGCTTGTGGTGACTTCGACCAAACCGACAGCTTGCTTTTCAGCAAGGTTCGTTAGACGCAACCAGTTCGCTGGATATTGAACGCCTGTGTCAGGATGCGTCCAAGCGCGATCGTATTGAATTGTCTGGCCGCTGACAGTGAACATGACCGTGTTGGCGATGGTTAAAGATTACCGCGCACGGGCGGTTCTGAAGGGATGCGAAGCAAATGCAGCCCAGACGTAATCTTCACCAGTCTGGTTTGCTAAACCACCGTTATATCGCATTTTAAATCCGTTGCTCAAAATATCAGCAATGGCATATGTAGCCTCAGCACCGTTTGAGTTTGGATACAGATAGCTGTCTCCAACGTTTCCAGAATCTCTTGCTGTGTCAAGAATAATCCAGTCCCTCGCCTGAGTAATGCCTTTCAGCAGCAAAAATCTGGGCTTAAATCCACAAAATTGGAAGGGTCCGTCAGTGCTTGAATTGCCTGAAAATTTTCCAAACTTGCTATATCCTTCGACAGGTGCAAAGCAGTAGGCGATGTAATCAGAATTTGCTGATTGCGATGGTATAAACGTTGTTGAAGTAGGTGCATCAACACCAAAATTTGCGGATGCGGCCGTGCTATTTAGCACTAAATAATCAGTTGTGTTCGCAAGTAGAGTTGTGATTACTATCCAGTCATAAGCATTATTCCTATCTTTAAGTAAAATAAGTTCAGGAGCAGCATTTAATCCGTGCCCAACAGTCACAGCATTACTTGAGCTGCTGTAACCCACACACGAGAATCCAGCAGACGGATTGGCGCGGACGGTTGAAGCGATTGTTGGGACGTTAGTTACGGTTACGTTGGAGTCAACAAGTTCTCTACCATTAACCTTTATTCCCCCAAGACCCCAATAACTACTATCTGTTCCTTGAATGGTAAGAGTCGTAATAGCACTTCCATCATGATCAACACTGATTTCTTGATAGGCATTATCAGTAGCAGCTGAAGCTGAATTGCTATTGACTGTCAATGTAACATTACCGAACCTGTCATAAACCCATACTTTTACGTTGGTAACACCGGTTCCAAGTTCAGCAGCCAGGTTTGTAAGTGTTACGGTCGAGGCACCACTGCTATACCAAATTTGTGAAGTGGAAGGCGATAAATTACCAAAATTAGCTTCGAAAGCGTTATCAGGTGTAGTGCTGTAACTAGCACTGGGCCAAGTATCTTCGTTGCTCCATACAGCATCTTGATTGTAAACAGAGCTATTCAGACCGCCAGCAGGAATGACGCCAGGGTTCATCAAAAGCTTGCCATCAACTTCAATGCCAGACAAATACAAATAGCCAGTAGATTGAGATCCAGAACTATACCCCCATTCCAGAGAAGTCAATCCGTTGCTCAAACTAAAGGTTTGGCTTGATTGTCCAGAACCACTCCATTCGCTAGCACCAATTGCAGTACCGTTAATTTTGAGATTTTCCTCACTTCCTGAATATGTAACCCCATCCAACGAAGCAAAACCATAAATCTTGACGGACGTTGCATTAGCAAATGTCGTGCCAAAATTCATAGACAAATAATTACCACTAGTTGGTCTAATACCGTCAGGGTAGTTAGAGCCTGTATCACCATCAAACGGTGCTGTGGCACTAGAGTTTCCATAAGAAGTTTCAAGGGTTCCTGTGACAAGATTACTCCACGTCTGGCTTTGGTTGTAGTTAGTGGTGTCGCTTATGGTAACTAAATCACCGCCGTCCCAAGTCCAAGCAACATGAGTTTCCGGCGAAGCGTTTGTTCCACTGCCCGTGCCAACGGTAAAACCATCACTTGTAAATGCTGCAAAGTTATTTGTGTTTGTAGTTTCAGCATCAGCTGAGTTGGATGAAAGCTGTACACCTGCACCACGGATGGTATCGTTTAAAACATGAATTGCAGATCCGCTGCGGCGTTTAATCCAGACTAAATCAGGCGAAAATCCTAAATTACTAATTGTTTGCGTAGAACCTGTTCCTGTATATAGCTTCACATCCATCGCCGTCGAACCATCGGCAATCGTTGGGTCGGGAAGGTTGGTTGTGCAGAGACTTACATAGCCGGTTGGCGGCGTGTATGCAAATGATCCGCGCTGGCCGAAGTTCCAGTAGCCTGTCATGCCTGACTCACCACCGGCAAAGAAATACGTTCCAGAAGACAATCCTGTAAACGCTGTTCCTTGGCTTACTCCGTTCTTATAGAAAGTAATGTTTCCATCGTCTAAATTTAAAGCAACGCCAATAATGTCTCCACTGCCATAAGTAGCTCCATAGTTAACGCCGCTGCCGTTGTATTTTTGACCATTGCTTCCGTAATAACCAAAACCATCACTGTTTGAGCCTAAATAACTTCCACCAGCTAAACCCTTGGCAATGCCAACCATTTGGCTTCCACCAGCACTTGTAGCGTTCCACTCTGCGTACCATTTAGCTGAAGATACTCCGATAGTGGAATAATGAAGGCCAGAATTTGTTGTAAGCTGCAAATTGCCATTAGCGAGTGTCGAAGAAGTCGATAAAGGGTTGATCGTGGCGTAGTTACCGCCGTTGTTGCCAGAACCTGTTGCCGTGTAATTCGTCGGCGTGTCGATCAGGCTGTCGATATTAGGTGCAGCGGTATCAGCAACACCAGAATCCACTAAAAGTACGCCGTCAACCTCCACACCACCCAGGTAGGGACCGACTAAGCCCGAATTGGTGAGTTGGATGCTAGTTAACTGTCCACCAAGCGTGGCAGCAGTTAAGGTAACAGGAACATTGTAATTATTTGTTCCGGCAATATAACTGCCATTAACGCGAGTACCATACGAACTTCCGTTTGTTGCGTTGTAAACATAAAGAGTAACTGAAGTATTAACTGTAATAGCACTTGATGGCGTCCAGGTCATCGTTGCACCGGAAGCACCAAAAGTAACATCAGTGCTTGTGGTAATAATGCCGTTAAAAGCTTTGTCCCAGTCAAAAGCTGAAGTGTATGGAGTACCAGAGCCTTCAGAACTCCACGTCTGACTTTGATCCCAAGCAGAGCCAGCAGCCTGAAGGTTATTAACCGTCCAGGCTGTGTCGTTTTTGCTGGTTGCGAATGGATTCCCACTCGTGGTTAAAGTGTTAGGGCTAACTGTTGCAGCAGTCGCAGATGAACTTGACTGACAACAAAGCAGCTTGGTGTTTGTAACATCTGTAAGAGGAGTAGAAGGAACTGTAAACGTTGTTCCATTTGGGTAAAGGCAAGTACCATTTACGATACGGACATTTGAGATTACCCCGCTAAAATCATAGTTACCATCGCCGTCTTCACCAATTGTCACTGCTGCTGTACTGTCGTGAACTGTCCAGCCTGTAATACTGGTAGTATCCTCTTGGACACCATCTACATACATTCGCAGAGTATTCCCATCACGCACAATCGCAACATGTGCCCATTTATTTGCTGTAAAAGCTGTGGTTGAAGTAACAGTAACAGAATTCGAGCTACTATCATATAGATAAAAAATTAGGCTTCCATCCGATAAAAATGCGTGCCACCATGAATAACTTGAGTTACCGTATTTAGAAACTGTTACATCATACGTTTCAAACGAGGCTGGGTTTACAAAGTATTCAATAGTCCAATCGTTTGTGCCAAGTGTAAAATCACTATGATCTGCACTACTAACTACATCGCCAGAGCCATCAAAAGAAACTCCGGGCAAAGTAGTGCCAAGGCCGCTGCTATCCGTTCCAAGCGCAGCGTTGCTGCTGTTGTCGGAGAAGTCGAGGTGGAAACCGTTTACTCCCGCAGGTGTTCCAAGACTTGCTGTGCCAGAGGGGCTTGTATCGTTAAACAACAGGTTATACAACGACCACCCATCATTTGCCGTATAAATCTCAAACGACGAAATATCTGTAGAGCTAATAGTATGACTAGCTTGCGCCCAACTTGAATTAGTACTTAGGTTAGTAAAAACATCTACGCCGTTTATTCTGATGTTATAGGCTGAGTTTACGCTATACCCGCCTCCGTTGTACTTAATACTAGTGACACCTGTGATAGGTGATGAAAACTCAACCTTAATAGAGCCAGCGCCACTTGATGCCTGAGAGTAGAAATATGTTCCTCCACCATTGACGTGACTAACACTTCCTCCACCGACAGCAGAGGGACTAATTGTTACCCCTGGATAAGACGGAAACGAAGCAGCAGTGTTATATGTCCCTTCAAACTGCTTAGGGTTCCAAACATTATTATCGTCAAACTCACCGAAGTCAGTCGGAGCAAGTGCTTGACCGTCGATGAAGTGTACGTCGGTTAGATAGCCGTCAAAACTATCGGTGTTGCTGTGACCAATTTGATGAGCCAAAGAGGCTGTATTTACATAAGTCTCATAGTTCTGTGACGGATAAGTAGTGGTGTCTAAAGCCGTCTGCAACTCACCATTAATATATAGTTTTACACGATCAGTTGAGGTTGACTGCGTAGTGTCTATTGCTAATACAATGTGATACCAAGCAGCCGGGTCTCTAAAAAGCCTTGTAGTTACAATGTTATATGCATAGCCACTGCCGGTGTAATCATACGCTTGAAGCTTGTCGTCTGATGTAAACATAAATGCGGTATGAGCACCGCCGACCATAAATCCGGAACCAGCACCAAAAACAAAGGTACTACCAGCAAGTGCTGATCTTTTTAGCCATGCACTCCAAGTCCACGTTGTGCGATTACCTGCAGATGACGGGGTTCTGCTCAAATATGCACTATCAGCGCTGTTGAACCGCAAGCTGCGATTAATACGAAACCCACCACCACCACCACCACCAGTGGACTGACCAGACGCGCCAGCAAGAGCGTTAGACCCAACAATGCTCATGAGTAGTTAGCGGTGAAAACGCAGTGGATAGAGGTGGCGCTACGAACGATATAGTCAATTCGATCAACAGCACTGGCTGCAGTGCTCAAAGTTGGTGCCGTGCCACCTGCGAAGTCGTAGTAGCTGCCATACGCCAAAGTCCGACTGCCCGTACCATCTTGAACGATAAAAATTGATCCGCTTTGACCGGCAACAATGTTTGTTGGATTATCAAGCGTTCGATTGTCTGCCAACGTAACAACAAAATTGTTTGAAGCTGCAAAATCTACGCTGATGTTCGCCGCATCCGTGAGCGTCGTAACTTCTCCACGCTGTGCTGCTGTAAACGTTCGAGCCTGCGCTGTAATCAGATTCGCAACTGTAATCTTTTTTGTTGCGTTCGCGGCAACGTCAACGATGGGCACAACATCCGTCGCATCCGCCGTTGTCGTTTGAGCTGTTAGCTCTGTGATCTTGACGTTTGCCATGAGATCCCATCAATAAGGGCAGTTTACTCGAATCAGCAATCAGGTCCAAGTGCTGATCGCGACTCGCTTCCAAGTGTTCGTCGCAGTGCAAATGTAGATGTAATTCGCATCCCAAGCCACTTCACCTGCCGTTCCAGTAGCAGCAGCTGATGCAGGTGTATGCGTTGGCAGCACTGGACGCACGCCAAGCGTGACGTTTGCTGACGTAATCGCTGCTTGGCTGGTCAACGTCCCAGCAGTCATCACCTTCAGGTCAATCTTGCCGTCTTCAGCTGCTCCTGTTGGGTCAACGATCGAGCCTTCAACCTTTGCATATTGGACTTGTGACGGGGTAGTTCCGTCATCATCATTGCCTTGGAAAACCAGAGAGCTGATGACATCGCCTGCAACGCCAGCAGCATTGTTTCTGTGGTGATACAGAACAATATCTGCCGCACTTGTGCCAATGACCTCCTTTGACTCGATAAACAGCCCAGTGTCGTTTGAAGACTCAGTGATGTGGAGCGGAAACAGCGGCGTTATTTCACCGATGCCGATATTTTGGCCGTGCAAACGCAAACGAGTCGTCAGCGTTCCAGCAACAGCGGTCTGCAGGTTCAACGATCCTTCATGAGAACCATGCGTGTTGTCCTTGATCTCCGCAATAATCGCTGCATAATCATGCGGCAGATTGATATTGCACTGGCCCCTGTAAACCAGATTGCCTAGATCATCACCATTAGCCGCACTCGCACTGTTGCGATACAACACCACGTCTGGCGCAGTGTCCGCTCCATCATCGGTGTTCTCAATGATGACCTGATCGGTCGTATCAGTACTGAAGAGGTGCAGCTGAGCAGCTGCCGTTCCAGTGCCAACTTGAAGTCCAGCTGTCGTTACCTTGGCGACGTAGCTACCTGCAGCCGTGAATGCAAGCTCATTCGTTCCAGAACGAAACAAGCCTGTTGAATTTGCATCGTTTAAAAAACTGACGACTGGTGCTGCAGCCGTTCCATCCTGGAGCGCATTATGAATTGTTCTGAACGTGATCTTTTTGTTGCGATCAACGCTCAATGCCTCATCGACATCAACGATCGGGAAAATGTCGTCAGCCGCAGGAGTAGTTTGCTCTGTCAGCTGTGAAATTTTGCGATCAGCCATTAGCCAGCCTCCAGTGCTTCAACACGAGCAGTCAAAGCGGCAATTTCTGCATAAGCCTCCTGCAGTCCTTTCGTGAGCAAAGGCACCAGCAAGTCTTTACCAACGCCCATGTATTCCGGATCGCCATTTTCGTCAACATCCGTTTCACTGCCCATAACAGCATGTGGAACTACTTCTTTTAGCTCTTGCGCGATAAAGCCTTCTTCATAAGTGTCAGCTGCAATCATGCGAAAACGATGCATCTGAATCTGATTGATCCGAGACTTGGCCTCGGGCATGTCAGTGATGTTGTCTTTTAGGCGACGATCAGAAGCGTCAATCAGCGAAACGTCAGTCGCGCTAACAATTCCAATGCGACCAGCCTGGACGCCAGCAGCATGGAATTGAAGAACAGAGCCAAATTGACTAAGCCCATCAACACCAATACGGTTAAGCCTCATGCAAGGGCCACCGTTGAACGAGATGTTTACCCTGCCTCTTTTTTGCAGCTCAAATCCCTCATAGGAGTTTGTGCCTTGCGGGTTGTTGGCTTGGCTAGTGGCTGCAGTTGCGCCGCCCCAATAAAGTCCAGGGCCTGTACCGGCTTGTTGGCCAAGAGCAAATAGTTGATAATCAGCTCCATTGAACTGAGTCTTGTAAGAAAGAACACCAGGGGCAGAACGATAGAAGCCGTGGTTAGGGCCATCACCCCCAAAAGTCAGAGAAGGACTCGTAAGCGATCCACCACTAACGCTGACCGTTCCAGTGAAACTGCCATCAAGGCCACGCAACGTGATCCAATCAGTGTTAGACCCATTCCGAATCTTTAGAACGTTGGCTGTCGTGTCAGCCCACTGCTGATACGCAAACGTTGTTGCAGGCGCTGTCGCTCCACTGCTTGTCGTGAAGAGCGCAGCAAGCTGGTTGTTTAAATCAGAGCGAAACGCCGATCCACTCGCGTTTGCGCAGCTGCCATCGGCTTGAGCCATTTTAATTAAGACTGCTTTGTTCCAAATCCTACCGCTGTGTACTGGAATTGGCGATCAACCGCTACGCCAGAAGAGTTTTTGAATAAGACGTTGAAGCCTGAACTGGTTGCCGGACTCACAACTGTGACATCGCCAGTCTCAATGTCGTAACTCGTGACCATGACAGCCACCTTCGTGTTGTCGTCTGTATAGAACTCATTGTTGAAGAGAACGTTTTTGCCTGCTGTTGCTGTTCCAGACTGTGTAATCCCACCTGTCTCCGTGCGGCGCTCCAACTGAATCGTGGCTCCCAGCTTGTCAACAATCGGTGTTTGATCGGGGTGCAGCGCACGCAGCTCAGCCTTGAATTGGAAGTGCCGTCCCACAAAATTGCCGTTCTCAACAGGTATCCAAGGGCCAAACGTAAGATTGGAATCATGGAAAATTTTCTCGTCTCCTGTTGCCGGAACTGTTGACACTTGGTTCGCGATTAGCGAATCACCTGCTTGCGTGATTAGCTGATCATCATTCTGCGCTCGCATCGGTTGCACGAAACCGCTTGCCTGTTGGTTCGCCTGAAGAGTGTCGCCGTTTTCTGCGATCAAAGTGTCGCCAGCCTGTGTGACAAGGTCCTGACTGGGCAAGACAGTGTCACCAAACAACAAATGGTTGTCGTCTTCAGTCAAGAAATAGCTGGCCTGTGGAGCATCGTTTGACGTGCGGAAATAAAGCTCTGTACTGGTGTCGTCAGCTAAAGCACCGTCAAAATCGCTCCATGTGTCAATTAGCGCCGTGCGATCATCAATAGTGTCTAGAGGATAAAGTCCACGAGACTCAATCACTCGTTTTAGATCAACACTAAATTTACCGCCAAGATCAAATGTCCTGGCAAAATGATAAACGCCAAACGTGCCTCGCGTTCCAACAAAATCAACGCTTGTTAAGTCGTCAAAGTTGCCTGCAATCTCGTCGATTCTTGCATCGCCGTCAAGAACTAGGCCGTCATACTCGCTGTCGTAATATGCGCCAAATCCCTCCCCTAAAAATTCTTTAGGCTCGTTTGTGCTTTCGTCTTCCCTGATAACCTCAAAATTAAACCTAGGAATAGCGTCAGGCAGACTGATTGACACGAAAGCAGCATTTTTACTGCGCTGCCCGTAAATAGTTTCAAATTTAATAAAGTACGTTCCATTGATAAGCGGAAGGATTACAAACCCCTGCGAGGCTGGAACGTTGCGGATGAGGGTTGTATTTGGCCAGCTTGCACTTGCAGTTAGATTGGCAGTGTGACGAATCACCGCTCGCAAGCCTTCTATATTTGTACCAGTGTTTTCAACCGTCCATGAAAGGTTGATTTGGTCTCTGCCAATAGGTGTTGCGGAAACATTTGTTGGATCAGGCGGCAAAACCTGAGAATCTGGCGTTGGAGCATCAGCATTAAAAGGCGGCTTTACCGAAATAGCAGGAACGATAAATTTAACCTTTGTGTAGGCAGATCGCTTTGCTCTTGGCTCTGGTCCAACAGAGCGCACCCGAAAATCAATTTCTGTGCCGGGAGGAATCCCATCAATTTCAAAATTGGTATTATTTGTCGTAGCCTGCCTGAAATTGCCAGCACCAATTTTGTATTTAATTTCAAAAAATACTGCAGTAATTGAAGTGCCACGGCTCCAGCTTGCAAAGATTCTGTTGCCAATACCATCTTCTTTTGTGATCTCGCTTGCGGTCAGCTTGAGATCTTGCGGAGCCTGTGGCGGGCTATCGAAAGTTGTAATATCAGCAAACTGGAGCAATGCATTTTCGTTTTCAACAACTTCATAAATGTTGTCGACAAACTGAACTCCAGTGATTGAATACGTTCCATCGTCACCTTCTCCAACAGCAAGGCAGCGAAACTTTTGATGCCTTACATTGCTTGATTGGATTGAATAAATGCTTCGTGCAATATCTTGCAATTCTGCAACAGGGCTGAACGGAGAAGAAACCTGGATAATGTTGTCAGAAACACTACTAATTGGCCTAGTTTCTGTAATGCCGTTAGGCAAAACGCAAGTTAGCTCAGGGCTGCTGCCAGTTGGCAACGTAATCAACTGATCTACTAATACAGACGATGCTGAATTCAAGGGAGCGTCGATTTCTGCCAAATCATCAATGTTTCCTAAAAAATTATCTATTGTATCGAGCAAAACTCGACCTCCCAGTCTTGCACCCTGACGCATTGCGTCTGAAACAGCAAAAACCTGACCGGGAAGAACCATCAAACCTTCAAGGCCAACAGAGAATGTGACAGTCTCACCCTCTGTCTCCTCAGAGGCCATGACCCATTTGCCCATGCGCTGAGCTTGGAACTTAGACGTGCATCCAAAAGCAACGATGTCTCTTACCTGAAAGCCGTATTTCTGAACTAGCTCGTTGTTTTCAATAACAACAAAATTGGGCCGGTAGAAGTTCTCTGGATCGTTGTAACGAACGCGAACTCTTGTGCTACGAGTCTTAAGCGACGATCCACTGTAAGAAAACCCGCCGCCAACTACATTGGAATTGCTAAAAATATGAACAGGTTCTAGCGGGACTCGATTGCTAGAGAGATTTCCATGATCAGCTGCAATCTGAACCGTGTCAGATTTCCAGTAGAGCATTCCTCTAAAAATGCTTGCTAAGTCTTGCAAGACGCTATAAGCATCAGCAGCATTTCCGATAACGGTATTTATGGCAAAGCGCGGCTCTCTTGTCCCATCCGGATTAGTGATTAGCGCATTTGCATACACAGATAATTCAATCAAGTCGACCCAGCTGATGTAGCCAGCATTGGTAAAGTCTCCCGCGCCATACCGATCATTGGTCAACATGTCGTAGAGACAACAAACCGGACATGTTGTATAAAAACGTCCAGGGCGCAATCTGCCGTCAAAAGAACCGCTAAAAACTAAACGACCATTCGCGTCAGGACTTGCATTGCTTGGGATTTTTACTTTCATCCCTTTCACTTCATAAGCGCGTTGAGGTAACGACCCAAACTGCTCAGTAGAAAGATTGAGTGCAACGCAAGCCGTATGCTTGTAAGCAGTTTTTATTCTTCTGCCCGCAATAATTGAAGTCCATATGAGTGTGTCGCCACGTCCGCTTGCCAGTGGCGTTTTTGATGGCACGTCTCGCAAATCTGTAAAGCGAACTTGAAACGCACTTTCAGGTGGGTCAAAAGTACGCTTTTTAATGCGAATTTTCCAAGGGCCTTCGCCACGCAATTTAATCTCTGGTGTCTCGTATTGATAGTCAGACGTGGAAATACCTTCAAAGTCTTTAAAACTTTGCCCGTTAATTATTACCCCATACCTTTGTGTTTTGCCAAAAATATCAATCTCAAGTCGAAGTTTTGCGGGAAAAAGTTGCCCTCGCGCAATGCCTTCAACGGCTTGAGAAAACAGCTTAGGAATAGTGAAAAGCAGTTTTACAAAATCTGTTTCTGTATCCGTAATGGTGCGAATTACAGCCCCAGCTCCGTAGTCCCTGTTTAAAACTAAATTTTCATCGTCTAACTCTTCTGAATAATTTTTCCCAACCTGTGTGTCAACAGCGATAACTGTTGTGACATCGTCGCCGAAATTATCGTCAAATGGTGCTTGTCTTCCAGTGCCCGATCTAAAACTAAAATCAATACTTTCAACCTCTTTGTCTAACGCCGAGGTTTCATCTAGAAAAACACTCTCACGGTTCTTAACAAGGCCCTCGATCGGCCCCTCACAAAGAAGGTCGACAAGCTTGATAGTAGTTTCAGAATTTAAAGCCATTTTTTAAACGAGGTTGTAGCCGTAAGCGAGAACGCGGAATCGTGTGCCTGACTGAAGCGCCTCATCCAAAATTGTAATCCTCGGTCTAACGTCCTTACCTGTTTCTTGTTGACTAAATCTCATGCGTTGCGCAAAGAAATAATCCTGTGTTCGTTCCAAATAACCTTGAAATGTAGTTGCAGCTGTTACGACCATTTGATCGTCAACGCCGCCGCCCCTAGCATGTATTACTTCGATTAAAAAGCGGAACGTTCCATCAATCTTTTGTGTGTCAGGCGAATTGCCGGCTCGCGAAAAACAGCCTCTATCGACATGGAAAATAATGTCAAAGCCTCGATTGCTGTCCTCAGTAGCGTCTTTAGCGTCTATCCCGTCAAAAGTTTGCTGCTGATTGTCATTCAAGTCACGATTTAGACCAGGGCCAAAGCCCTCGTTTGCACCAGGGACCTGCACTTTATCAGGCTTATCTTTTTTGTAATTTGTTGCTTCACGGCGGGTAAGCTTTTTCGTCTCCAAACCAGCTTCTTTTTCAAAGACCCTTCTGGGACGCTCGCCGTTGATAACAACAGTTTGCTCCCCAGGTGCTTTAATTGCAGTTGCCAACGGGTCAGATTCATCAGTCGCTACAACGTTGACACTCAACAGGTGCCCTCCAACAAGCGCTCTTCCATAAACAACAGGAATAGTTACGCCCGCTCCAACAGTATTGGTTGCACCTCGGTAAGCGTATGACTGCTCTCCGTCACTGCCGCGTGTAATCCCTTGCGCTCCAGGACCGTTGAAGTTCGTCGTCTCCATGCGACGACCAGAAAGCTTTGGCATTTCTGGCTGTGGCGAAAGCAAGTTGGCAACGCCACCAAGAATCAAGCTCGCACCGATTGAACCAATAGCAACCGATGCAGCTGACCCAAGAACAAAACCGCCAGCAACAAGACTTCCAGAAGCACCGACTGTTCCAGTCAATCCCGCTCCCAACCCAAGGAATCCTGCACCAGCGCCTGCTGTAAGAATCGAAAAAGCAACTAAACCCACTCCAGCCAAAATTGACCCGGTTGAGCCGCCACTGCCTGCAATGACAGGCACGAGCAACATCGGCTTGCTGCCAAATGGCAAATGGAGTTCGTCATAGCCCATCGCCGCACCAGCTTGAATCAGCTTGTATCCCACACCGTTATGGTGCGAAATCATCAAATCACGCTGCAGCTGTGGAAAGTTGACGCACAGCAGCTTTATCGCTTCTGCTGGTGTCCTCAAGTTGTAATACTCGTGATGGGTGCCGTACTTTTCGCCCAGCTCACCCGCAAGCATCACCAGTTGCATAGCGATAAACAGCGGCGACCCTCGACCTATAGTATCGCCCAAACACTTCCAGCGCACTTAGGCTGCCATGTCTCTGGTGCAAAATCTTGTCGTCTGGAATATAGATGGCAGCGTGCATTGGAGTTCGCGTACCTAGCCTCATGATGAACACGTCGCCCAGCTGACGAGACCCTAAGGGCACTGACTCAAAGCCATACGCAACAGCCTGATCGAGAAAAATGCTGTCTGACGTATACAGATCAAGTGGCCTCTCATGGTCAGGCAAATTAATACCGCGAAGAGCGTAGAACTGCCGCACCAACGAAAAACAGTCTTGCTGCCCGTAGACAAACTCCTTACCGACTAGACCTCGATAACCTTCCATGTGCTGTCTGGAACGGAGAACACATACCACCTCAACTTAGTCTGTTTGCAACTTTTCAGATCAAAAGCGCTAGGGCCGCCGCCTTTTGGATGCGAATGCACAACTGCTTCGATCTTTCCTGTTTGCATAGCCTTCAAGTAATCAACAGGATTTAAAACAAAGTCAAGCTCAGGCTCATCAGCGATGTTGACGCAAGGGAAATACGCTCCAGCGACAATAAGCCCACAAGCTTCTTTTGGAAACTCTTCGTAAGCGTGAGCCTCTGCTTTAAGCCTGCACCCGCGCTCCAAGGAATCCTCCATAGGGTAAAGCAATGTTGTTTTCACCTTCGTTATCGGGAAAACGCAAGCGACAGCTTGAAACACGCTTGCCACAATGATCAAACTTCGCGACAGCTTCGTCAAACGTCAGGCCATTGGTTGAAGCAAGTGACTGCATTTGGGCTGTGGTGATTTGCACGTCATCTACCCTGTAATACCTGTTGGCACTGTATGTGCAGCGACCGCCGCGATATTTCCAAGGGCAAAATTCAGTCACCTTTCGACGCGGCAGTTCAATGTTTACAAGATCAAGTTTTGCTGTTAGCTCAAACTCGACAAACTGCAAATTTTCATCCGCAACACGGTCAATGTACCAGTGCTCTTCAGTCCTTGCGTCTGGATCGGCGGTAGGGTTGCCGCTACTAAAATTTGCAGCGTCTAAAAACTTCTTGAACGTTCTGATCCTGACCACTTCCGCACGCAGTGGGTTCAAGTCTTGCTGAACAAGCAGAGAACTGATTGCACCGTTTGCATTACCAAATTTGACTGTCGGACGAGGCACAACGCCTTTCGCTGAAGACTCAAAGCCAGACACCTCCACAGGCACGGCAGGATAAGTCTTGCCGTTGAATTGAACTGGCGCTGTTAGTTCATTTGTTCCAGCGTGGTAATACAAGGTCTGCTCAACGCCATTGATGGATTTCTGCAAACGAAGCTCAAATAAATCAATGACTGCGCTTGGTTCTAATTTTTGAAGCTCCTCAAAATACGCTGGTGCAGCACTCCGAAGGTCTTCAACGTATTGTGGAGTGTTGTCAGTCATGACTCAAACACCTGCTCAAAGGTTGCAGTAATTGTGGCACGATTTAGATATGGAATCGACTTAGACCACTGCCGACAGACAAATTTTGAGCTGCTGCTTTCGCCAGGCGGTGTAAAGTCAAAATTTTCAACCGCTCCACGGGCATCTAAAAATGCCTCAATGGTGTCAGCGTCTGTTTCAGACACCTCAAAAGTCAGCTGATACTGTTTGGGATTTTGATTGATTCCAAACTGAGCACGCTGTTCATAGCCAGAGCCAAACTTAATAGCACGCACGTTTGGTGCGCTGCTTTTAGTCATGCCGTAAGTAGGCTTGATTGAAGGGAAGGTAGCCATTAGCTGAGAAGACCTCCAGGGCGTTTTTGCTTGATCAGTTCAGCTTGGACTGCCGCACCAAGTGCCGCACCAAGCGCTTTGGCATTAGGTTCATTGCCTTGCGCTTGTGAGCCAGAAGCATCGACGTTTACAACGATGTTAGCGCCGCCCATCGCATGATTTGGAATAATTGTGCCTGCAGTATTAGGAACGAAAAGCTCAGGCCCACGCTCTCCAACAATCGAAGGTCGGCCTACAGGCGGGTTGCCTCCATTAGCAAACTGAGAAATCCCGTAATTTGGGCCCAACGTGCCAAACTTTCCTATTTGACCGCTGCCTGCTCCAAGCGGAGTTGACGGATCAAATGGAGTCAAGAAATTTCTCAAGAAGCCAACGGCTTGCTCAATAACATATATTTGTATTAACTGCCTTGCAATATCACGCAAGACATTAGCAGCAATATCTTTAAGGGCAGCGCCCCAATTTTTTGCACCACTAATCAACAAGTCAAACGATTCGGCCATTCCTTTACCCATGACTTGCGCGATTCCGTCAGCTAATGCAAGCTGCTGCTTAACGGCTTCATTCAACTCATATTGTTGCTCAATGAATCTCTGCATATCATCCATTCGTTGCTGATCCTTTTGCCTTTGAAGCTCAACAAGTTCACGCTCTGTGTCTCGCTGCGTCGCTAGTTTTTCAGTAGCCGCTTCGACGTTTATTGCGTCAATCAAGCGCTGATCCGTAATGTCAATCAGGGATTGCTTGCGCTTAGCTTCAATCTCAGCTACCTGCTGCTCTCCTTTCAAGCGGATGACCAACTGTTCGTCTCTAGCTGCCTCTGCGCTAGCGATTTTGTCTTTAAAACGAGAAATTTCAATAATTTTTTTCCGCTCTTCCTCAAGATTTTTTAGACGTTTTTGTATGCGAGCCTCTTCTCGCGCTGCCTTTTCCGCTTCTCTGTCTGGCTTGATTGACTTAGGCTTAAAAACTTCTCTGTCTTGTTGAGTAACCTTCAGAGGACGACTAAGCAGATTAGATTTACCAAATTCTCCTCCCGCAACTTCTCTTGAAAGCTGGCTAAGAAGGTCTAATGGCGCTGATTTTAGGACTTCTGCACTTCTGGGAAGACCGCCCATGCCAAACCCCTGAATCTCTAATTCAGTACCAATTCTTTCTTTAGCCGCTGCACGGAATCTTGTTCGATCAACAGGATCCTGAAGGCTTTCCGCTAAACGGTCGATAGTACCTTGTGTAACCTTTTTCCCCAGAGTTGCATTTACTATTTCCAAGAAATTGCCAAGCGGGCCAGCCAAGAAGGCTTGCAAAGAAATCATTAGATGACCAACAAGGCGATCAAACTCATCAATTTCTGTCTCAAGACCTTGAAACGCTTCAATGCCTTCAGTCCCAATTTTGGACGCAAGTTCAATCGTTGCAAGCTCAGCAAGGCCTTCAACATCTCCAAGCTCTTCAAGCTGTCGCGCCAGCTCCTCTGAACTTTTACTTGTAAACAGAGATCGCTCCCTGATTAGTTCCAGCACTCCTTCTAAAGAGCCGAAAGCTTTTCCGGTTTCAGTAATACTTCCAATAAACTGATCAATTTGCTGACCGATCGCGCTAAACGCAATTTGCGCTCCAAAAGAGCCAGTCAAGCCACCTAAACCGCCGCCAATAACTGACCCCGCTCCGCCACCAAACAACAGTGGGAAGCCAGCCCCAAGAGCAACGCCTTCAAGGCGTTTTTTACGATCTGTTTGCGTTGCTCTCCGGGCTCTATCACGTCTCCTTAACTCTTCATCAAAAGCCTTTCCCTCTCGCTTGCTTTCTTTAATTGAAAGGTCTGTCAATCTAACAATGTCATTAATTTTTTGTTTAAACTCAATTTTGTCATTATTTAAACCTGCTTCAAGTACCCGTTTGTCAGCTCGCATTTCAAAAGCTGCAACTTCTTGAACCATTTGTTTCTCTAAAGTCGCTGCAGCTCTAATTTGAGCTTCAAGCTGCTTTGCAGCTGCATCAGCAGATGCACGAGTGACGCTTTGAGGTCGTGTTCTAATCTGAGACTTTAAAGGCGCTCCTGCGGCGGCGGCTGCTAGCTGCCTTGCCTCATTTGCTCCAGCCACCATGGCTGATTGCGCTGTTTTGCGTAAATTGCCAAAAACTTTTTCAGCATCTCTACCAGCCTTTAGAACGCCCTGAAGAGCTTTTTGATAATCAGCTGAGGCTTTTAAATCTTCTCGAGTCGGCGAAAGGCTGGAAATACCAGATTTACCGCGAGAACCACCCCCTTTAGGCTTTCCGATCTTAGAAATTGCTTTATCTATATCTTGAAGCTGACGCTCAATTTGCTGACTATTGATCTTGATATTGACTTCGTACTCAGCAGCCACGACTAACCCGAAGACATTGCCCTCAGGTTAGCGCACCTTCCGATACTGAGCCTGCTGGCGAGCTTTCTCCATCTCCTTTTCCTCTCGCTCAGCCTTCAACGTCAAATACGCGCTCCAGCCGTACAGCTCTTCAGCTGACATCTCTGACCGCAACTGACCTAGCGTCATTCCTAGCTTTTCAGCCACGAAAAACTGCAAGAACAGGTAGTTGTCCTGCTCAAGCGTTGCTTTTAAGCGCGTCTGGTTCTTCCACCTCATCCATGCCTTGCATCTTGGACATGATGTCCAGCACGATGCTCATTGGCAGTCGGTTTTGAATCTTGGCACGATCACCGTCTGAAAAGACCCGATTGCCAGCTTCGTCCTCTGCTTTGCGAATTACCATCTGAATCGCAAAATCCAAGTTGTCCTCTGTCCGCCCCAAGTTCAAGGCTTTCATTGTTTTGTTGATTGAGTCCCGATCAGCAATGGTTAAAGGCTTCCAGTACAGCTTAAGAACGACCTCACCACCTTTTTTGATGGTGTAGCTGCTGCGCTCTTCGACGCTAAACGCCTTGCACAGCATATCGATTGCGCGTGCTTCAGCCATAAAACTCAGTCAACTAGCACAATATAGCTTATCCTAGGCGAACGCCTTGAAAAGCTATGTCCAGATCAAGAAACAAACCTGTATCCCTATTGGTTTCCGTATAAATCTTGTACCAACGAGGGCCGTCTTCAGCAGTTGTCGTCAAAGCGCGTTTGCCAGTCCTAGCTTCTTCGTAAGTTTTGCCTTGTCTCTTGGCCTGTGGATTATTGACAGCATAACCCGCATAGTCAGCTGCGTTGCCGATATACAGAGGACTATCAATCGGAACTCTTAAAACAGGAGGTATTGAAAAAGTTCGAGCGGTAGGCATATCAGGAGTTGTCCAATCAGGTCGGCTGCTTACTTCCGGTTTTACTGGCTTAGAACTTAACCTCCAGAGTTCACCAAAATTTCCCGTCCACCAAGGTCCTTTATCTTGCAAACGGAAAACGATTTCTGGACCAGCAGCTGCTCGCCCATCCTCAATCAGCTTACGAATGTCCTTGGTCAGCTCAGTAATTGGTTTAGCCATTAGACCGCAGTAAATCGACAGCTGACCACACTGACAAAATGACTATTGTTTTCGTTAGTCACCGCAGTGGGACCACTGACTTGACCGACACGAGGTTTTGCTGAATAAGTATCCGTGTAGCCAGAGGCATTTACAGAAGTCAAGCCGTCAATAACGGACTCTGCAATCGCAGCAGCTGCAGCACTACCCTTGTCCCTTGGCGTAAAAATGCCGCACTGCACCGTTCCAGCGTATTGATCAATCGCTGCGCCATGAGGCTGGATCGTGGATTGATCAAAGTTAATCGTCACCATCACGTACTTTTTTGCCTTGCCCGGCGTTGTAAACGGCATGTTGTCGAACACCACTGAAACGGTGGCATCCGCTGCTGTCACTGCAGTGTTGATCGCAGTTTCAAAAGCGGCTCTAGCGTTTACGAGCGTCATCAGAACACCACCCGAAGGATATACATATACTCTTGATCGCCTCTAAACGTGCGAATATCTTGAATCCTGGCCGTCCTTGCCGATCCAGCAAACTGCAATGACACCTCGTCTTGCAATGTTGCCTGATTGTCGCCAATCTGATCTGGTGTTATGTAGAGCCGAGCCGTATTCTCTTGGTAACCACTTTCCTCGTCAGAAACAATAAATTCGATTGGGGCGTCAAACGAATAACTTGTGTCAGTCGTCGTTACAGCACCAGTCGCAAGACTGTAACTAGCAGAAGCTTTGCGCGTGTAAGTGATCGTCGTGTCTAACGACTTACCCAGATCAGCAACGACCTGCTTGGCAACGCTTTTAAACAGACTGTCGAGTGCGCCTGCCATCTCAACCCCTCACAACGCGGACAGAATACGAGCCACTGCCGCCCAAACAATAAGCGCCGAGATAAGACTGAAGCCAAGGATAAACGTCGAATACGTTGTTAACAGTTCCAGTAGCCTGACTAGAAGTGTTGTACTCGACTTCCATTTCTCCGAGCTTGACGGATTTGTATAGTCCCGTATCGCCGGTACTCCCCGTAATCGAGTCCGTGTTATTGGCCAGCGCGTTCGCTAACTCATAAGTAGCGTATTTAATGTCCTCTGGAATAGCGGAGCAAGTAAGCTCAACACGATCCACGTGGTAATTGTTGCGAGGCCAGCTCAACGCTTGACTCGTGTCGCAGCGGTCACCGTAAAAATTTAACGTGTCAATCCAGCGTGTAGCCGAGATCAATGCACGATTTTTGTTGTCGTCAGACTTGTTGTCCCACTTCGTGCTGCTTGGAACGGTTTCAAAATACGTGTTGGCTTCGGCCAAAGTCACGAAGCTGTTGGCTGTCGCACTCTTCAGTGTGGCGTTGATCGTGGCAGCCATAGCGCAAAAAGAAGGTGGCCCCACCTAATGGTAGGGCCTTTGCTCTGATCAGGATCAGATGGTGGTGGTATCCAGAGGAGTGTTGACAGTGAGCTGAACCATAGGAATCAGGTCAATGTCATAGGTAGCAGCCCAGTTACCAGCAGTTGCCAAGGCAGTGTTGGTGGGGTTGTCACCAGAATCGCTCCACTTCGTGCCCATGACGTGATAGGCCGTGTGGTAGTCAACTGAGATCACGTCCTGCTTGGACATGATGTTGCGTTCAGCTTCAATCCGCAGATCTTGCTGAACACCCTCAAGGATGGTGCCGGACTTCACCAGATAGCAGTAAAACTCACGCTGGTGACCGCCAGTGCCAGGGGCAACAGTGTTGACTTGAGAGTCAATGATGACGTTCATGCCAGCAAACTCACCAACTGAACGAGCACCAATGCCCACACCGCCACCACCCCAAGTCACCGCGCCAGAAGCAGCAAGTGCAGAGGTAGAGAAAGTCAGCATTCCTACCTGATACAGGTAGTAAGCAACAGAGGGGTGGACAATCAAAGTGTCCAACTCTTCGCCACGTTCACCTAGCTTGGAACGAGCCTCAGCAACGGTTGCAGCAGTTAGGAAGTTGGCTTCTGCACCACCGGAAGCAGCAGCAACACCTTTGTCTAGTGCGTTACCAGACAAGGCAGTGCCAAATAGACCAGCAAGGTGAGAGAACAGGCGTTCGCTGTTCAGCTTGTTGATCGCATCAGCCAGCTGATTACGGATGTGAAGCATCGGATCGTCACCAGCTGCCAAAACAGCAAGATCATCCACCGCATATGCGAATGCACGGTGGCAGATGGTTGCAATCTGGGTTCCGGTTCCGATCTTTTGAGGAGTTAGGTAGCCAGCACCGCTGGTGCCCCAAGTTGCAGTGCCGTTGATGATCTCTTCAGTCGGAGATACAGGATTGAACTCAGGAACTTGGATGCGAGTACCGCCTTCACGAGAATCGAGAAGGGCGTTACGAACGATAGCGCCAGACTGAATAAACAGACTGCGCTCTTTGATGGCCTCAGACACATAGGTGCTGAGATTATTCCTTTTTACGATGTCCGCCAGAAGGA